ATACATTTATTTTCTTTTTAAGTTCTGCACGATAGTCGTTTTTTATATATACTTGACGAGCCAATTTGATAAACTCATCATCAAATCTTTGCTCTTGTTCATGTTTACGTTTGCTATCTTCAATATCCCACAAATCCTGATTTACCGTTAGTAACTGTGTGTAGTACACATTTAATTCTACAGGGGCTTCTAATTCATCTGCGATAGCACGTAATTGAATTAATTCTTTAATCACGTTTTCGATTTTTAATGGGTCAGAAATTCTAGCCACTTTAATTGTCAAGATTGTTATCTTGTCAAATAATTCTCCGATACTTATTGGTGCCATGATTATCATATTTGTATATATCTTAAAAAATTTAGATAACAAAAAAGGCTCCGAAGAGCCTTTTAAGTAACTTCCCATCCCGAGGGTAAAAAGTTTGATTCCGTTTTTATTGGAATGTCAAGTTTTGAACAGCGATCTCACCAACGTAGTCAGCAGCGTTACCAAAAGATGACGCTGTGTTTGTCAATTCGATGTAACCATAACGTGTCATAAATGATACGACTGGTTCGAATGTTGATGGGTCAAGAACAACACCAGAACTCATCAATGGAATATATGGGCAATAGAAAGCGGCTGCATCAGTCTCGCTTGAACCCTTATAACCAACTAATACTGGTTGTGTATCTGGAGCATAAGAGTTAACGAAAACTCTCATTGCACCATTCAATGTACCAACAAACTTAGTGTTTGTAGGTGCTTCGAATGTACCTTCTGTTGTACGTGCAAATGCGCTTGTTGTAGCAGACTGTAGAACAGTCAAGCTAGCTGGAGATACAACTGCCCAGTTACCAGCACCACGGCGTGTGCGTTGTGCGATCAAGTTAGCAACACGGTTGATCAAAACAGCTAAAGCAGCGTGTTCGTCACCAACGTATGTAGCTGTACCAGATACAGTAGCTTGGTTGTATGTATATTCAGTTGTAGCTAGAGTTGCTAGAGACAATAGAATTTCTTGGTCGATTTCAGCAGTAATTTCTTGTGCTAAAGCGGCCATGATTTCTGCTTCTACGTCAATACCATGTTGAGACTGTGCATCTTGTGCTGCCTCAAATGTCCAACGTGCTTGCAACTTACGTGACTTAGCTTCAACAGCTTGACGTAAGATTTGTACGCTGATTTGTTTACCACCGTTGCCTTCTAAGGCAGCTGTGTCATTACCAGTGTAGAATGTTGATGTATCAGTACCATATGGAGTACGTGAATATGCTTGAGCAATCTTGAATGGGCTCAATGCTTCTTCACCAGCGATTACGCTAGTTTGAGCTGCACTGTTGTCAGTCAAGTTGTTTGCATAACGTACACGCAATGTATGGATCTGACCAACAGGACCAGTCATGGGCTGAACGCCTACCAATTCGTTAGCGATAACGGTTGGCATTACACGACGGATAACTGGTAGAATCACACGGTTTAATGTAGCGATATTACCTGCAGTTGTTGTACCGGCTGAAGATTCAGCTAGCAACTGCTTTTTGGTGTTTTCTAAAATAACACCCATTGTTGAACGGCGAGTTCCTTTTAAGCCTTCTAACAGAGCTTCCTTGGTCTCGTCCCAACGGCTTTCTAAGAGTACTTTTGACATTTTATATTTCTCCTAATTTATGTCTTTAATTTAAAGCCCTGCCAGACGTTTGATATCGATAACGTTATCACGTTGTTCCATATCAACTTCTTTGTGTTTGGCAGATTTATCACCAGTTACTTCTTGTACACTTTCACGGATCATAGTCTTTGTAGACTTCTTCTCCATACCAGTGTTAAGAACTGCTGGTAGATACTTATCGAAAGCGGCTTGTAGACGTGGTGTCTGGACGCTTTCTAGTAAGTTTCGCATTGTGTCTGCTTTTTCCTCATTTAGAGTAGATAGCAAATCACCCATAGTCTTCTCACGTAGATTAGATTCTTTGATTATGCGAACTTCACGTTCTTTACTTTCAACCAACTTTTGTGCTTGGTTTACTTTTGCGATAGATTCGGCTAGTTGTTCATCTTTTAACTGCAATGCATTCATTAGCTTGCGAGTTTCAGCTTTATCATTTAAATGAGTAACACTGAATTCACTAGCGAATGATTCAAAGATGCGGCGACCAAAGTTGTTTTCTCTAGCAACTTTAATGTCTTCCTTCAACTGACCCATTTCACCCTTTAGATGTTTAGTTACAACTTGGTTAATTCTAGATGCAGATTCAGCAACAAAACGTGCCTTCAATGTTTCTAGTTGTTTACGACCTTCAGCAACTAACTTGACCTTAGCTTCAACAACAGCTTGTTTATCTTGTGCGAATTCTTTAATTTCACGTGCAAGAGCATGAACAATAAATTGTTCTAGCTTTTGTTGATTTTCTAATTGAATTTTGCGTTCGCTACGTAGTTCTTTAATTTCTTCGGCTAGTTTAGTAACCATAAAATCATTGAACTTTGTTGCTGATTCACGCAATTTTTGTTGTGCTTTCACACGGTCTTCGTTCATTGCTTGTCTTTCAGTCTGAAATTCTTCAATTTCAGTTGTTAGACCTTCTGTAACCATTTTATCTAGGGCTTCAACCATCACGCTTCTGTCATGTTCATAACGTTGTGCGAATTCTTCTCGTAATTCGGCACGTACTTGTTCTCTAGCCTCATTCAATTTGGATTCCCATGCTTCGTTTAATTCACGACCCACGTCCTCATTGATAAGACCACTTTCAAGTAATGGCTTGATAGCATCAAACATGCTTATTCCCCTTTATTAATTTTGAGATCCTGTATAAGACGAAGGACTTCGTCTTTAAGATATCTCTGTACCTTCTTGTCACCGCCTTGAGCATCTTTTGCAATTTCTAACATTTTATGACCATGACGCATATTCATCATGCCTTCATAAATTGCTTTGGGATATGCATTAGGTGCGCTTGGTTGAGCAACAATATCCACAGTGACTATTTCAAAGTCACTTACTTGGCCATTCATATCGTTAACGTTTCCGCTACCTCTACTACTGACTCCGAGTTTGACACCACTCTCCAACATGGTAGACACTAACTGTCCCATTGGAGTTGGTAAAATCTTTAATTTGCCGAATCCATTTGCTCCGTCCATCCACATGTTTGTTATCATATGTGATACACGATCCAAATTGATTTTTAGGTCATCAGGGTGATCTACTTCACCTAATACTGAGTAGCCTTCTTGTATTTGTTTATTAAGAGTGTCAACGGCAGATTCGATTTCAGAAACAGGGTAAACACGCTCATTAGCGTTTTTTACCCCACCCTGAATGAAGATGCCCTTCATATAAAGGCTCTTCAAACTACCTTCACCTTCTTTTACCGATTCGACAACCATGCCGGCTCGGTCAAAAGTTAGGTGTTCTTTGAGATACAAAGCCATTGCTCTCAGATTCCTTATATTCTACGCTTTGCAGGCTTGCGTGATTCTGCAACTGGACTTCTAGAATTTACACCATTGTCACCCTTTGACGGGGCAGGAGCTTTTTCTAAGTCTGCATTGTTTTGTGCAGGAGAGTTCTTGAATGATCCAGCGCCTTTAACGCTTGTCTCACCTTTGCTATATGCATTAGATGGAGCTTTTGGACCTGTTGGGTTAGATTCTGTACCACCAGAGAAATTAACTGGCTTAGAATCCATTCCAGCTTGACCGCTGTTAGCATCTACTGTACTTTTTGTTTGAACACCGTTATCACCGTGTGTAACAGAAATTTTCTTTAATGCGATGGCTTCCATCATAGCATCTTCTTCGTCACGGTCTTGTTCCATGTCTTTTGTGAATTCTTCACCGTCTTCTTCAGCTTCGTCATCAAACTCAGCATCAGATTCGCCGTTATCACCATCAGCCATGATGTCTTCAAATTCAGCCATCAACTGGTCTAATTTGTCTTCGATATCAGCAACACGGTCTTCTAGTTCTTCTTCACCGCCCATGTCCATACCGTCATCTTCAATGTCGATAATCTCGTCATCACCTTCATCGTCAAAGTCGATTTCTTCTTCGTCTTCACCTTCGATGACACCAGATTGTTCAGCAGAGATTTCGTCCATCATTTGACCGACTTGACCGCCCATGCCTTCTTCCATTTCATCGTGCATCATGTTCTCATAGATTTCGCGGCTTTTCTCAACTACGATATCGTGAAATAATGCACGGGCTTGTTCTTCATTCTCATTAATGATTAAATCAATGAGTGTTTCAAATTTTTTGTTATCCATTGTATGTTTCTCCTAAGTAATGGCTTTGTAGAGTTATTTAGTGAGTATATGGAAAAACAGCACAATAAGTGCTGTTTTTTTACGTTTTTGTTAAAACATATGATATTTTATGCAGGAGCAGCCGCGGCCTGTACACCATATTGTTCATGTACTTTTTTTAGATATTTTTGTTTTTCGTAGTTACGTACATCTAACATTTTTCTAAGTTTACGAATTTGTCTTAGTGTTAGTTTTGTTTTACGGCTTTCTTTCCATTTAGGTCTACTGTTGTCACTTGCAACATCTTGATAGCCTTCTATAGCCGGGTCAAACATTTCCAATAATTTCATAATATATTATTTATCTTACATGCCTGTTCCTGCAGGTGCGGGCATGCCTGCAGGCATATTACCAGCTTGTCCACCTGCTACAGGGCCTGCAACTTCGGGTGCTTCTGCACCTGTATCTTGACTGGCTGCTTCAACGTCATCCGCAGTCTGTAAGTCAGTTTCCATATCACCTGCTGAAACACCAATATTACGTAAATCACTACCTTCAGGTTCAATACTTTGATCCTTATTATGTTCTTCACGCCATAGTCTTTCATTTTTAGTAATTTCTTCTTCGCTCAATCCCAAGAAACGTTCCATAGCAAAACGCTTACTAATATATGGTATTTGTTCCATACTTTGGAACACACTAACACGTGCATTATCTAATTCACTTTGACGATAAGCCGCAAAGTTTTGAGGTGGATTAAATTCTAATGTGAATAAACCACTGTCAATATTAAAGCCTCTCCAACGCAAGAATAATTTAAATTCTTCGTCTAATTTTTGGCTCATGTATTTTTGTAGACGTTCACAATATTGATTGAAACGGAACTCTTGAATCATTGCAGTTCCAACACGACCATCACTTAATGGAGTTGTATTGTCATCAGGACCAGTAGGTAAATATGAACTTGGAACACGTAATCCACGTGCTAATCTATTGTTGAAATACTTCAAGTCATCAATTTCACCCAAATTCTGACCACCAGGTAATACTTCAACGCTTGAGCCACGACCATCAGCAGTAACTGGGAAGAAGTAATCTTCGTTCATACTTAATGGATTATATGTAGCATCAACAATTGCTGAACCACCATGTGTTGAAGGAATACGTCTTTGATGAATTTCATTCTTAATGCGTTCAACAAATGCCATAGCTAAGTGACTTGGCATATTACCAACGTCAATCTTAAACATTCTACGCTCTGGCGCACGTTGTACACGATAAATCAATACCGCATCTTCAAGCAATTCTTTTTGCTTGTATACTTTGAAAATGTTTTCTAAGATACTTTGTCCAAAAGGCCAAAATCTATCTAGACCTTCAGTTAAACTTAAATGTACAACATGTTTAGCATCAATAGCACTTTCACTTTGACCTAATGTAAATCTTGAACCAGTTGTATTATATGGCATAGAAGGAACAGTGTAACCACCACTTCCGCCACCACCGCCTGTACCACCTAACCCAGTTGCAGGATTAGCCGCAAAATCTGTGTTTGTTTTTGTTGCTACTGTTAAGTTTTGTAAATTAATGTTAATGTCTTTAATAACATACTGTTCAGGCTTCTTACCTTCACTTTCGTTAACAATAACCTTAATTACTTTAGTCATATCAATCCAGTATAACTTAAAGTTTTCTGGATCTCTAACAAATATTTGATCACCGTATTTTACAGTATTACGGAATATTTTAAATATACGTGTACCAAATTCGTTTAATTTAGTCCACTGTTGTAATTGTGTTTTCAACAATTCAACTTCATGTGGTGTAGGATCTTCTGAATATGCTAGATTAAACGGGGTATCGTTATGCTCATTCTTTTGGGTACTAAACTCTGAAATGATATCTAAACATGCATTAATTTCAGCATCAACATCCATCATTTCATATTGATTATATCGTTCAATTCTATTTGGGTGACCTGTATAGACTTCTGGAAGTCTACTCATGTAGTTTTTATAACCAAAATCACTATTATTCCAGCCACCAGTACTTGATCCATTTTGTCCTGGACTACCGTTCCAAGCACCGGTGTTACTATTACCACCGCCTATTGGGCTTGAAATGCCGCTTTTATTTGTGAATCGTTTTTTATATGACATAATATTATCTACTATTTATCGTTAAACCCTTGAAGATTTTAATAACTTGTCAGCAGTACTATTTCCAGTTTCTAATGCATCAAGCATTGCATCAAATTTTTCTTCCATCATTACATACAAATCTTCCATAATTTGGCTAGTAATATCATTTGAACTTGTAGTATTAGTAGTGTTATTAGTAGTCATTTCTTGTTTTAATTGTGCTTCACTAGTGTTTATTAACTTAGCAATAATTGAATCTGGTTTTAATGGCATGATTGCTTCAGGACCATGCATAGTACCTGCTACAGGATACCCTGACATAGGACCATTAAATATACCACCTTTCATTGCTTGAAAGTGTACTGGATCACCTGGTACTTTTTGCAATAACCCTTGTCGGTTAAACGCAGCTACTGCTAATTGGTCTTTGTAATTTTGAATATCAACTGCTTCACCTTTTTCATGTAAGCTACTTCCTGGTTTACCTATAGCCATACCAGTTGGACCTCTACCCGGTCTACCGGCTGCTACTGATTCATCATATAATCTTTGCTGGTCTGCTGAATCTCGTTTAGCACTATTAATTGTTATTTTATTACCAGTAATAGCATTATATTCAGATGCGGCAGCAGTAACAGCATCTTTAAATTGAGGCTGCAATCCTTCAAAATTTTGTTGAGAACCTGATCCCGTACCAAATTTTAATACTTTGGAAACATCAACTTTATTAGCACCAGTAGTTACAGAACCGTCTGGTGGTTGAGATGAAGGTTTTGCAGTTGGTGCCGCAGGTGCGCTACCTCCACCTGCGGCTGCACCTCCTCCCCCTCCACCTAACGTACTACTAGTAGCAGTAATTCTACGCAATGCATCTATACTAATTCTTAATGAATCTAAAGAGTTAATTAAATTTTTTGTAGCATTACTATCATCTTCTTGAATTTTTTTAGCTTCAGGACTTTCAAATGCTTTTCCTGCAACTTCTCCAACCTTCTCTCCTACCGCTTCCCCGCCTTTGCTACCTAACCATCCTCCTATTGCCGCGCCAATTGCAGTTCCTACAACAGGTAAAACAGCAGTACCAATTGCCGCGCCCGCTAAAGCGCCGCCAACACCACCGGCTGCTTGTCCAGTACCCTTACCTATTACGCCGCCCTTTTCTTGCGCGGTGTTAGCATTTTTTAATCCGTCAGCAACTGTCATTATACCCGTGCCAACCGATACTAAGCCTGCTAAAGGTCCTGCAAATCTACCTAATGCAGATAATGCACCTGCAGGTTTTGGTCCACTAGACGTTCCCCCACTACCACCACCTCCCCTACTAGTTGGTCCTGCACCAGGACCAGATCTACCTGTTAAACCACCTAATGCTTTTGAACCTGCAATTCCAGCAAGTGCAACTGAGGCTGCTAATGCCGCACCTGCCAATGCTGTTGAAAAAATAGTAGCCGAAGTAAATCCTAACAGTAAAGGATTAAATTTTGCTATTAAATTATCTAATTCTTTTGCGGCTTTTCTTTCAAGGGTAGTTAATTCATTTCTTGCAATCTGTGCAGGATCTTGTTCTGTCTTTTTACCAGTTGTGCCATCTTTTGGTGAACCTATATCTGCTTTAACTTTTTTAGCTACCTCTGTCATATCTTTGCCATAGTTCATGGCAGCAAAACTAACTCCCTCACCTGCAATACCCCAAGCAGTTGCAGTAGTTTGAGCAAGTGCTCCTGCTAAACTCATAGATTTAATGCTGCCTGCTACTTTTTCATTATAATCTTGCAGGTACTCTAGTGTTACGTCTTCACCTCTTTTTATTTTTTCTAGGTATTTTGCTTGATCTATACCCAAACGTTCTTGTACAGCATTATCTTTAGTAACTGCTTCGGTTGCAATTGATGATTGAATTGCCAAAACTTGTTGTGCATCACCAGTTGCCCGTGCCGCCGCTACAAATGCGGTATTAGCCTTGACTTGGGCTTGTAATTGTTTAGCTTTTTCAAAATCTCCAGCTTTTTCTGCATCAGCCGCTTCCATTGATAAAGATGCTTGCTTGATTCTAAATTGAAATTGGGCTTGGTCAGCTGCCTGTTGTTCTTTTAATGCTTTAGTACTTTTACCAGTTAATGAACTTAATAGTAATAAATTTTCCGTGTATTCTAGTGATG